TAATAAATAGGAGAACGTGTAAGAAATACAAATTTAATCTTACGGAGGTTGTCTGATGCCACTTCATATTGGAGGACGCAAGTACTATGCGGCATCAAGTTCTGCTCCAACATCTCCTGCTCCAGCAGAAGGAGATGAATATTATGATACTACCGATAATAAATTAAAAGTTTATGACGGTAGTGCTTGGGTAGACGCATAACGGAGGATCATATGTCACCAATTTACGTAGGAAATAGAAGAATTTTAGGGACACTAACTTCAGATCCAACTGGTTATGGGGTGAGTGATGAGGGATCCGTATATTATAATAGTGCTGATGATAAATTAAGAGCTTGGGATGGAACTGCCTGGCAAAATGTTACCAGTGCGGTAAATTTTGCTGGAGATGACGCAACTCATTGGTGGAAGAACGAGGGCATCACTCAAAGCACTTGGACTGCTGAACGTGGAAGTGTCAATTTCACTGAACAGAACGGATCTTTAACATATAACGGAAGTGATTCTAGATTCGGTAATTTAAAATCTATTGGTAATACTGGTAATAATTATACCTATATGACAGCAGACACCAATTCTAATGGATCATTCTGGAATGCTAGTCAGGCATTTTCTTTCATCGCTGTAATTGATAAGGTTTCACAAATCACTTCTAACTATGGTGATGCTTGTTTTGTTCATCAGTGGAATGGACAACCTGATGGAAGTTGGTCATTGGATTTGACAGGTGACCACACCTGGGGTGGTAATTACGGTGAGATTATTGGTAAAATTAATGCTCCAGGATCTTTCCCACAAAAGGGAATCTTAATGTTTAGAGCTGGAGCTAATGGTTCTAGTGGTCAACTTCAATGGTGTGCTGCGGGACAATCATCTTGGAGTACACAAGCATCAACCAGTAGTTGGCCAAGTAGTATTTCTGGAAGTTATGATGCTATAAACCTTTTTAACTTCACAGGAGCATCTCACTCTGGGCACAGATTTAGTGGTGCTTATGCCGAAGTAGCATATTTTAAAGATCTGAGTATAAGTAATACAACGCGAGACGCTTGGAGAGATTATCTTAAAGCAAAGTTTAGTATTTAAAAACTTGTGCTATAATTATTGAGTGTAACTAATTTGATATGAAATTTTTAGTATACTCGAAGAATGGATGTCCTTACTGCAGTAAAGTAATGACGGTCCTGGAGATGACTGGTAAGCAATTCGTTGAGTACAAACTCGGCAGGGACTTTACTGGACAAGAATTCTATGATAAGTTTGGTGAGGGTTCTACCTTCCCACAAGTTCTTTGTGATGATCGAAAGTTAGGAGGATGTGTTGACACCATTCAGTTTCTCAGAGAAGAGAAAGTTATCTGATCCAGATATAAATAAAATTAAGAACCGTGAAGTTAATCGCGGGGTTGAACTTATACTTAATGGGGGGAAGAAGCAATCTAAACCATTTCACATAATCTTTGAAAAGATGGTTTGCTTCTTCAAGCGGGAAGTAACTATCTATTTCGAGTTTTCCTTCAAGTCAAGGAAGAAAAGTTAGTTCCCAGAGGTAAGAACAATGTTAGCAGTAAGTTTAGTCTTCGGTTCATTCTTGACCATCCTGTTTCTTGTAGTGGGACTAATTGGTGGTTGGACTGCTAGAGAATATATGATGAACTATCGGGAAGTTCCAAGACCTCACCCCGAAATGTTTGATAATCAGGGCAATCTGATTCCTGATGAGGTTATTGCATTCAATTTTGAAAACTATTATGACGACAACGAAGAAAGCGACGACAGCGAGGGCTAAGAAACCTGCCACTCCAAGAAAAAAGGCAGCACCTGTAGCGATCCCTGACCTTCCAGCAAATCCTTTTGTCTTTGAGATCTTTGATGTGGTCTCAAAGCAAAGGTCTGCTGCTAAAAAAGTAGAGGCACTTCAGAAATTCTCTCATCCCTGTTTGAAATCACTGTTCATTTGGAACTTTGATGAGACTGTGCATTCTGCACTTCCAGCAGGTGATGTACCTTATGCAGCAATCGATGGGGAGACTGGATTTAAAGGTACTCTCACCGAAAAGATTGAAGATGCTGCCTCAAAGATGGAAGAACTAGGTAGCAAGTCTCTTGGATCACAAGATCAGGGACGCTCTTCCATTCGTAAAGAATACGCAAAGTTCTATAACTTTGTGAAGGGTGGTAATGATGGACTCAGTAATCTTCGTAGAGAAACGATGTTCATCAATCTTCTTCAGGGATTACATCCTCTTGAAGCACAGATCATTTGTCTTGTAAAAGATAAGAATCTGGAATCAAAGTATAAAATCACTCAAGATGTAGTGTCTAAAGCATATCCTGATATTCAGTGGGGTAACCGTTCTTGAACCTTATGAAAATCCTTTTTGAAAACTGCGATCCTGAAAAGGCACAAGATCGTGAACTGCCCAACAATTCTTTTATAGTTGAATATAATAATGGTGGAGCGATCTGCTATGACATTGCTGCAGCAGCAAAGCAGTCCGAAATCTTTGACCATTACTATGACAAGTATAAGAAAGGTTTCGTGACTATGAAACAGACTGAGGGTAGGATTAATCCTAAACTCTACGGTTACGAAGGACCTAAAACCAAAAAGAAGAAGTGATTCCCAGAATCGGGGGAAAAAATCCCGGCAAAATTTTCACTTCCTAAAGTTTTTATAAAAATGTATTCTATGTTACAATAGATCTTGACTAGATAGTTCGTAGGAGTTATAATACTCCAGTACGTTCATCCAATGTTAAGTATCTTACTGGCATTGACCCTTGCCCATCATAATGACGCTAATCCTTACGGTTGGCATATGTCTTGTGAAAGGTTCTTACAACGTCGAGTAGAGATTCAACTGGATCCCAACCTAGATCAACAATCTAAATGGAATCTAATTGGATATCTAAAGACAAAAGTAGAAGGTCAATGTGAGGGGACATTTACATAGGACGCAAGTAAGTCGCGGAACGGAGCGTTCATCCCATGTTTGATCTACTACTTTATTCTGGTATTCATTGCACCGATGCTGCCGATATGATCGGTCGTATACAGGCAAAGGATAATATGAGTGAAGTAGTCAAGGTAGAACTTGTTGAAGTAATTCAAGAGGCAACACCTGAGTGTAATTGGGACGCAAACGACTGAAGGAACGGGAAAAACGGATCCTGCGAAAGCAGAGAAGGTTCAATTTCACCCATTCTTTTAGGAGACCTACTATGAACACCCTAAACCTCATCAAAAAGCAGATCGAAAAAGCTGCTGCACTTCACGACGCTCAGATCACTCACACTTCATATCGTGGTGTTGAGTATGATACTCGTTGTGTAGAAAGTAAGGAAACTCACGGTACATTCTGCTATCGCGGTAAGACTTACACCAAATGAGTAAATCGAGAGAGGTTAAGAAACCTCTCTTTTTTATGTAAGTTTGTAAAAATATTACAAATGTTAGTGAATTAACACAAACTATTCTACATAGTACAGAATTAAGGATCTCGCTTATGCTCTGAAATTCTTTTTTCATTATGTTCAACAATATCAAAATTGCGTTGGAGGTGTGATGCACAATCTCATTTCTCGCAATCAATTAGCAGAATGGAAGCATTTTGAAAGTACGATAAACCGATGTAACGAAGAATTAGATCTGGTAAACGATTATTTTGACTGTTTAATTGAATGCGACGAAGACCAAGGTACATGTAAGCGAATCTGCAGAATTCTATTAGACGACGGGGGTTGATCACCCTCTTTTTTTTGTGCTATAATATCTGCAGTGTACACACTATTATGGACAAAGAACGATTGAAACTCATCGTCCGTAACTTAGAACTCTTGGTTGATGGGTTAAAAGCAGAGGTGTATTCGGATCCGACTGCTTACATAGATAAGCGAGAGAATTTTGACGATCCTCCACATTACGGCGATTACGACGAGGTGTTTAACGATGACGATGGGTACCCCGATTGACAGGGCAAGAAGGTATATGAAGTTGCTTCGCAGATTGATTAAGCAGGAGCATCTCTATACGGAAGAAAAGATTATTGAAATGAAAAAGCAGATTAGAGTTCTTGAGGAAGAACTTGCTGTGTTAGAATCAAAAGTATCGAAAGGATTTAAATGAGCGTAAAACTGATTAGTGTGACTCCCGATGCGGAGAAGATGATGGCATATGTTGCCAGAGTCTCAAATCCAAATAATCAAGAAAATCCCAACTATGCCAAACTGTTGGGATATTGCATTAAGCACAACCACTGGTCTGTGTTTGAGCAGGCATTTATGACTTTGGAACTTGAAACTACCAGGGGGGTAGCGGCTCAAGTGCTCCGGCACCGTTCGTTCACATATCAAGAATTTTCGCAACGCTACGCTGATAGTTCAATGCTTGCGGATCAGATTCCTATGTTTGACCTTCGCCGTCAAGACACAAAGAATCGTCAGAACTCTATTGATGACATTGATCCCTTCGTGAAGCAGGAATTTGAAATTAAGATTCGTCGCCACTTTGATGAGGCAATGACACTATATCAATCTATGCTTGATATGGGGATCGCAAAGGAGTGTTCGCGTTTTGTGCTTCCCCTCGCCACGCCCACAAGAATCTATATGTCCGGGTCGTGCAGATCATGGATTCATTATATCAATCTGAGGACTGCTAACGGCACCCAGAAAGAGCATATGGATCTTGCAGAAGGTTGTAAGAAAATCTTTATTGAGCAGTTTCCAACCTGTGCAGAAGCCCTTGAGTGGGTCTAAATAAATCACCTTGAATTGAGTATTATGCCCATATATCCTGTGAAAAACAGTAAGACTGGAGAAGAACAAACTTTGAATATGACCATTGCTGCTTATGAGCAATGGCGTATAGATAATCCTGATTGGGACAAAGATTGGAGTAAGGGATGTGCATCTTCCCAGGAAGTTGGAGATTGGCAGAATAAACTGATCTCCAGAAATCCTGGATGGAATGATGTCCTTGCTAAAGCAGCAAAAGCACCTGGTTCAACTGTAAAGAAGATTTAGTATGGCGAGAAGAAAAAGAGCATCTGCAGAGCAACCCATTGGGGTTGGACTCACGGCAAAGCAGATGAAGCGGAAGAAACCGCTCAGTCAGGAATACCTGGTTGATATTGATCCACTGTCTGATAATCAGAAGCGTTTATTTGATTCATACGATGAAGGCAAACATATTGTTGCTTATGGTTGTGCAGGTACAGGAAAGACCTTTATAACGCTCTACAACGCCCTTAGAGACGTTTTGAGTGAGAATACACCTTATGAGCGTATCTATCTTGTACGCTCTCTGGTCGCCACTAGAGAGATTGGATTCCTTCCTGGTTCTCACGAAGATAAGGCAGATATTTACCAGATTCCATATAAGAATATGGTGAAGTATATGTTTCAGATGCCTAGCGATGCAGACTTTGAAATGCTGTATGGCAATCTTAAATCTCAAGAGTCCATCAAGTTTTGGTCTACTTCATTCTTGCGTGGAACTACTCTTGATAATGCTATTGTTATTGTGGATGAGTTTCAAAATCTGAACTTCCACGAACTTGATAGTATTATCACTCGTGTTGGTGAGAATACCAAGATTTGCTTCTGTGGTGATGCTCGTCAGTCTGACTTACAGAAAGATAAAGAAAAGAATGGTATCATTGATTTCTTAAGCATCTTGCGTAAAATGGAATCTTTTGATATAATCGAATTTGGTGTTGATGATATTGTTCGTTCTGGACTTGTCAAAGAATACATTATTGCAAAAATGGAATCTGGATTTTAATGTTCACTCACGTTGATGTGGACCTTCCATCTCTAGAAAGAGAAACTATTGATGGGGTCCGCTACTATAAAGTACCTGATGAAGAAGAACTCCTACGACTGGTCTCCATTACGTCGGTGACCAGTCATTTTAATAAGGAAATCTTTGTCAAATGGCGTAAAAAAGTTGGAAATGAAGAAGCAGATCGTATCACGAAACGGGCAACCAAACGTGGAACTGATATGCATACTCTGGTTGAACATTTCATGAAGAATGAAGAACTTCCAGAAGTTCCTCCTATCTCAGACTTTCTTTTCAAGATCTCTAAAGAAAAACTGAAACTTATAAATAATATTTACGCCCTTGAAGGGTCTCTGTATAGCAAACAACTAGGTGTAGCAGGGACTGTAGATTGTATCGCTGAATATGACGGCGAGTTAGCTATAATCGACTTCAAAACATCTGCCAAACCCAAACCACGGGAATGGATCGATCACTATTTTGTACAGTGTATGGCATATGGTTGCATGCTGTATGAACTGACTGGTATTTCAGTCAAAAAACTTGTAATCATTATGGCTTGTGAAAATGGAGAATGCGTCGTCTACGAAGAACGAGACAAATCAAAATACATCCGACTGCTCACCGAGTACATTGGAAAGTTTGTTAGAGATAAACTGGAGCTCTATGGAACCTAATAAAGAACTAGAAAAGGCGATTGAGAGTAAATTCTTGACACCATCCAAATTTGCTTTGGAGATTGAAAAGATTGTCGCAGAAGAAAAGATCAATTACATTGATGCAATCGTTCACTATTGCGAAATCAATGAACTTGAAGTAGACTCGATAACGAAGCTTGTTTCAAAACCATTGAAAGAGCGTTTGAAGTGGGATGCTATTCGTCTTAACTTCATGAAGAAAACATCGAGAGCGAAATTGCCTTTATGATCGTGACACCCTTTGAAACCTACCAACATTATTTGTCACTAAAAAATCATTTTACAAATCCCAAATACGACTTCTTCAAATACGGAGCAAAAACCCGTGCTAGTGTGACCTCTTTCAATAAGAGGAAAGACAAGTACTGGTTCGAGAAGACCTCTCGCAAATACTCCGATGAAGAGGTCGTTGATTTTTTGGTATCAAATTTTTCTTCCGCCGATAACCCACAAAACCTATGGATTGGAGAAATTATCAATTCTGGCGAAAGAACTTACGCCGAATGGAAAAAACGGAGACAGAGTTCGACTTACTTGTTCAAAGAACAAAGCAACGAGTTGTTCTCGGAGAACGAATTCGCGAAACTGTTCGACTGTTCCAAAGGACACCCTATCCTTCTGAAAAGATATCTAAGCGGGAGATTATCTCTAGAAAACTTCGTAATCTTGGACAAAATCTTCCATTTTTCAAAAAACTTTGATAAGAAGTTAGATGACCCTGTGTGGGAAACCGTAAGTTTGAAATTGAAAAAATATGGACCCTTCATAAATATTGATGTATTCAAATACAAAAAACTTCTACGGTCAATAGTAAATGAGTGACTTTTTTGATTCCGAAATTATCCAGGAAGAACTAAAAGAAATCAATGATATGCAAGAGAAGATCTACGGATCTCTCTTTGGTTTTGGTATGATGTCCAAAGAAGAAAAACTGGAGCATATTGATATCCTCACAGACTTGCTAGAAAAGCAAAAAGTGATGTATACTAGATTATCTCTTTCAGACGATCCAAAAGCGATTGAGATGAAAGAGAACCTTCGTAAGTCGGTCGCAATGATGGGTTTCCCACCTGAGACCGATATGACTATGCTGTTCAGTAGTATGAATGCAACGATCGAGGCACTCAAAGATTATATTGACGCCTGATCGATTCTTTGTTATACTATCCAAGCAAATCCAAACAATCCAACTCAATCCGAGGTATCTAAAATGTCTTTCGCAGACCTTAAAAAGCAATCCAAACTGGGCTCCCTGACTCAAAAACTGGTCAAGGAAGTCGAAAAAATGAACAACACTGGCGGTTCTTCTGATGAACGCCTTTGGAAACTGGAGT